TTCCGCATAATCCCATCATGGCACTCACCGCACTCAGAATCCCCCCAGGCGTTTACCGCAACGGCACTGAATATCAGTCAGCCGGGCGGTGGTTTGACGCCAACCTGGTTCGCTGGTTTGAGGGTACGTTGCGTCCATGGGGTGGATGGCGCAAGAGATCGAGCAGCCAACTGACCGGGTCATGCCGGGGCTTGATCACCTGGCGCGACAACTCAGGGGACCGCTGGATCGCTGCCGGCACGAATTCCAAGCTGTACGCCATGAATGAGGCTGGCACGCTCAAAGACATTACGCCGACAGGTTTGACTGTTGGCATTGCTGACGCAGCCACAAAGACCGGGTATGGGTACTCCACTTATGGCAACTTTGCCTATGGCGTGCAGCGCCCAGATACTGGCAGCATCACGCCAGCAACGACCTGGAGTCTGGATACTTGGGGCGAGTACTTGGTCGCGTGCTCAGATGCTGATGGCAAGCTCTACGAGTGGCAGTTGGGATTCTCAACGCCAACCCTGGCCGCTGCCATCACCAACGCGCCAACGAGCTGCAACGCCGTGATGACAACGTCAGAGCGTTTTGTGTTTGCGCTGGGCGCTGGTGGGAACCCCCGCAAGGTTCAATGGTGTGACCAGGAAAACAACACCGTATGGACACCGGCAGCCACAAACCAGGCAGGTGACTTTGAGCTTGCAACTGTCGGATCTCTCAAGGCTGGCAAGCGCGTGCGAGGTGTCAACCTGCTGTTCACAGATGTTGATGTTCACGTTGGCACCTACATTGGCCTGCCTTACGTCTACTCATTTGAGAAGGCCGGGTCTGGTTGCGGGTTGATCTCATCGCAGTCTGTAGCGGCCATCGACACTGCCGCGATCTGGATGAGCAAGTCAGGGTTCTGGGTCTATGACGGGTATGTCAAGCCACTGGTGTCTGACGTTGGCGACTACATCTTCCAAAACATCAACTACAACCAGTCCAGCAAGATCTACTCTGTCCATAACTCCAAGTATGGCGAGATCATTTGGTTCTACCCATCAAGTCAGTCAAACGAGAATGACTCATACGTCACTTACAACTACCGCGAGAACCATTGGGCGATTGGATCTCTGGCTCGCACCGCTGGCACTGACCGCGGGGTCTACTTGAATCCCCTGATGGTTTCGGCGGATGGTTACATTTACGAGCATGAAGTTGGGTTTGCATATGACTCTGTCGCGCCCTACGCTGAGTCTGGTCCTGTGGAGATCGGAACGGGTGAGCAGGTGATGAGCGTGCGGCAAATCATCCCTGACGAGCAAACCCTGGGCGAGGTTGTTGTGTCGTTCAAAACGCGAATGTATCCAACTTCAACCGAGACAACTTACGGCCCATATACGGCAAGTCAGCCGACAGATGTGCGGTTCACTGGTCGCCAGGTAAAGGTCAGGTACACAGGGGCGGTGCTCGATGACTGGAGAGTTGGCATCAACCGTTTGGACGTGATCGCCGCTGGCAAGCGTTGAGGCTTAAAATTTGACCATGAAAGACATTAGGCAAATCCTCACCGAAGACCTGGCGAAGAACTATGGTGGCTTTGCCATGACGGTTGACGCCTACTTTGATGGTTTGATGAATGCGCCCAAGACGGGGAACTTTGTTGTGCGTCAGGGTGACACTCTGATACTCACAAAGAAGATCGAGAAAAACGGCATTGAATTTCATTGCATTAATGGTGAGCGTGCAAAAGACCTTGTGTCCAATGTGCAAAAGTACCTTGATGACTTGAAGGAACATGGATACGACTATGCCGTCACGTTCTACGACAACCCCAGGATCAATGACTTGATTGCACAACTCACCTACCCGTCAGAGGTCAAGAAGATCGATGATGGTTTATTCAGAACGTATGAAGCAACTTTGAGGTTCAAATGGGCGCATTAAATCAACTAGGCAGTGCCGCAAGCAGTTTTATCGCCGATCCTGTCGGCAGCACCAGCAATGCGCTGGCAAAGGTGGATAAAGACCTGAGCTTGTCTCAGAATGCGCCATTGATCGCGGCAGGTACTGCTGCATATTTCGGCGCTCCATACATCATGAATGCGTTGGGTGGTGCTGGCACTGCTGGTGCTGCAACCGGCGCATTTGATATGGGTCTTGGTTTAGATGCCATGACTGGAGGTGCTGGCGCTGTTGGTGCTGGTGGTCTTGGTGGATTGCTTACCGGCGCACTGGATTTTGCAAAAGCAAATCCATCTTTGGCATTGGCTGGCGCAGGCTTGGCCGCAAAGGCATTGGGTGGAAGCAGCACGCCGTCATCTTCAACAAGCTCAACGTCTATCGATCCTGACATTAAGGCTGCATATTTGCAGCAGTTGGCCGATGCCAGAACCGCAGCGGCAGGTCTTGGAACCCGTCAGTTTGAGGGTTTCACCCCGGGCTATGCCACGGCAGAGCAGCAGCTCACGGCCACCGGCATTGGCGGTACGGGTCAGCAGACTACCAACCGGGCAGCTCAATTGGCCCTCAAAGAGGCTGGGTATACGCCTGATCAGATCCAGGCCATGACGGGCGCTCAGTACATGAGTGCTTACCAAAACCCTTACGAGCAACAGGTTGTGCAGAATACGCTGGCAGACATTGAGCGCCAGCGCCAGATCTCCCAGCAAACCCAGCAGACACGCGCAGTGGGTGCCAAGGCATTTGGTGGCTCGCGCCAGGCAATTGCTGAGTCACTCGCAAACGAGGACTACACGCGCCGATCAGCCGAGATTGCGGCTCAGTTGCGCTCTGCCGGGTTCACCACGGCTGCTGGCCTGGGCCAGACTGATGCTGCCAGGGCCATGGAAGCGGCCAGGGCCAACGCTGCCAACCAGATCGCTGGCGCTGGCATACGCCAGACTGCCGTGGGCCAGTTGGGTGCTTTGGGTGCCCAGCAGCAAAACCTGGGCATGACGGGTGCGCAGGCCGTAATGACTGCCGAGCAGCAACGCCAGCAGTTGGCCCAGGCGCGGCTTGACGCTGCACGCAACCTGGCCTCTGAGCGCCTTGGCCTGACTGGCAGTGCCTTGGGCCAAAACGTGCCAAACCTTGGCGGCACGACAACCACACCGATCTTCCGCAACCAGACCGCGAGTGCTTTTGGCGGTGCTCTGGGTGGCGCCGAATTGGGCAAATTGATAGGTGGAACTACCAACCCTCAGTATGCAGGTTATGGCGCAATCCTTGGTGGTTTGCTGGGTCTAGGTTAAGGAATCAACATCATGGCAACAATGAACATGGGCTTGCTGGGTGACTTGTTTGGCGGTGGCACGTCTGCCCTGAGCGAATATTTGGCGCCTCAACAACAAGAGTCGATGCAACGCCAAGCGCTGTTGTCCACTGCTGCGGCCCTGCTCCAAGCAGGTGGCCCATCTCCAGTGCCCATCTCACTGGGCCAAGCGCTTGGTGCAGGCTTGCAGGCTGGGACCGCCAGCTATGGCAAGGCCCAAGAGGGTGCGATTCAACAATTGCTGACACGGCAGAAACTCGATGAAGCAAAACGCGCCCAGGCTCTCCAAGAGAGGTATCAGCAAATCCTTGGTCAGCAGGGCCAGCCTCAGACAATTACGCCCGATCAGGCCATCGCCATGCCTGGGATGCCTGTCGGCCCAACAGTTGAGCGTGCGGCCATGATCGGCCAGGAAATACAACCCAGTGCAGTGCCTGGCGCAATGCCTGGCAATGCTGCATTGACCCCACAAATGCGTCAACTGCTGTCTGGTTTGCCTGCTGAAAAAGGCATCCCTGAGATGCTGAAATTCATGCAGCCTCAAGAGGTCATGGGTCCCCCATTCAGAGGCGCTGACGGTAAGTATTATTTGCAAACCAAAACTGGTGGCGTTATCCCGGCACCCGTTGCGCCTGACGTAAAACCAACTGGTCAACCGCAAGAGGCAATGGTTAACGGCACGCCGACACTTGTCCAGTACTACGAAGATGGCAGCTATAAGGTTGTCACTGGAGTATCTCCAAAGGCCGAGGCATCTCCAACTGAGGTCAGATTGTTGCAGGCCGCAAATATGCCGGTCACCATGGAAAACATCATGGCGATTCGCAGATCTGGCGCGAGTAACGTCAATGTTGACGTTGGTCAAAAGGGCTTTGAAAACAAGATGTCAGCCAAGAAGACATTTATGTCTGAACCGATCTACAAAGACTTCAACGACATGAAGTCAGCGTATGGTCAGGTTCTCACATCACTTGACCAGGGCACGCCAATCGGTGACGTTGCAGGCGCAACCAAGGTGATGAAATTGCTGGACCCTGGATCTGTTGTCCGAGAGTCTGAATTGGGTATCGCCATGGCAGCGTCTGGCCGCATGGATCGGCTGCAAAACTATTTCACTTTGTGGGCCTCTGGCAATAAATTGACCCCAACACAACGCGCTGACTTTAGACAATTGTCCAATGAGCTGTATGCGGCTGCTGGTCAGGCATACAACCAAAAACGTGGCGAGTACATTGACTTTGGTGAGAGCACTGGCGTGACACTTGATAAGGCACTTGGTGGGCCAGCAAATATCCCATCCATTATGAGAGTGCCTGGCGGTGCTCCTGGTGCAGCGCCAGCAGGTCAACCACGCCGATCATTGTCGGAAATTTTTACAAGATAAGGCAGGATCATGGACGGCATAAAACAGCAGATTAATGCAGCCCGTAAAGAGGGATACCAAGATGACGAGATCATTCAATATCTGTCTCAGATGCCAGATGTTGCGCCCCAAATCCAGGCTGCAATTGAGAACAACTACACGACCAATGAGGTGCTGAAGTTTTTGTCTGAGCGCAAGTCACCGGCATTTGAGGCTGGCGCAAAGAAATCAGAACTCGAAAAAGGTTTCCTGGCCGCCATGCAAGGCCCAACCATGGGCTTTTATGATGAGATCGCTGGCGCTGTTTCAGCCCCATTCAAGGCCATGACTGAAGGCAAGCCACTGTCACAGGCATACCAAGAGCAGCGAGATGTTATTCGCGGTGCTGCTGACTCTTACACAAAGGCAAACCCATGGAGATCTGTTGGTTTGCAGGCCGCAGCATCGCTGCCAACCATCATGCTTGGAGCACCTGCCAAGGTATCCCAGGCCGTCACCAAGGCCGTGACGCCTGTGGTTGAGGCTATGTCTCCAAAGATGGCGCAACTCTATCAATACCTCACCCAGCCAGCAGCCCAGGGGAACATCATGGGCATGGGTCAGCGCATGGCGCAGGCCGGTACAACTGGCGTTGGGTTTGGTGCAGTCGGTGGCCTTGGATCGTCTGAGGGCGAGACAGTTGGCGACATTGCAACTGACGTTGCCAAGAGTGCTGCCATCAGTGGAGTTGTTGGCCCATTGACTCAGCCAGTCATGGGTGTAATTGGCGCCACCGGCAAGCAGATCGCTGCCAGGGTATCCCCTGCCAAGGCCGAAACCTATGCCCAGCAAAAGGTGGCCGAGGCATTGCTGCGCGATACACCGCCAGATCTGCTCTCAAGCGCCTTGACCATGTCCCAGACCCGAATGGGTAAGCTGGGTCCAGAGGCTAGGATCGCTGACGTTGGCGGTGCCAATATGCGCCAACTGATCGACACTATCGCAACCCTCCCAGGCGAGACAAAACAGGCTTTGGAACGTGCCATCAGGGAAAGACAGGCTGGGCGTGCTGGCCGTCTTGTTTCGGCTGCTGATGAGGCTTTGGGCACTCAAGGGTCTATGTTTCAGCAAAGTATTGACAACTTTAGCGAGCTGCGCCGCATTGAGTCGCGCCCCTTCTACAACGTGATTGACAAAGCCATTGTCAATGTGGACAACAACCTGATGGGTCTGCTCAAGCGCTCTGAGAATTTACAGGGCGCTGCTGAGTTGCTGTACCGCACAAAGACGGGTCAAACCATTGACCTGTCCAAGCTGAAGGTTGGCGAGCAGGTCCCAATGAATGTGCTCGACACATTGAAGCAGTCTTTGTATGACTCTGCCCAGACACTCAAGCGGTCTGGCGGCACTCAGCAGGCCAATGCATATGATGACGTGCGCCAAGACTTGATCAACGCCTTGATCAACAAATCCCCCAAGGTTGGCGGTATGTCAGCGTATGCCCAGGCCATGGAGAAGTGGGCCGGGCCGTCTCAGATGATGGACGCTGCCGAACTTGGCCGCAAGGCATTGGCTGGCGACATCATCAACTTTAAGCAAGAGATGCGCAACTTGAGTCAGTCAGAGATTGACGCATTCAAGATCGGTGCTTTGCAGGCATTACGTCAGAAGACCGGGACAGAGGCCGGTCAAACGTCTTTGCTCAAGATGTGGAAAGAACCTGCAACCCAGGAAAGACTCAAGGCCGTGTTTGACAACGACTATCGTCAATTCGCGGCAGCGGTTGCAAAAGAGGCGCGTCTCAAAGGCCTGGAGTCTGCTGGCCGTGGATCTCAGACAGCGGCCAGGGCTGCTGGTTTGGCAGATCTGGACGTTGCCCCGATGATGCAGGCAGGCCAGGCAGTGGCTGCTGGAAACATACCCGGCATGATCACATCAGCGGGGAATGTATTTGGCCGAATTGGCACTCCAGAGACAGTGCGCAACCAGATTGGCAATATCTTGCTTTCGCGTGAGCAGCAAAAACTGCTTGATTTGTCCGACACTATGCGCAGAATGAACGAGGCACGCGCCCGAGCTGCTGGCACTGGTGGATATATTGCTGGGCAGACTGGTGGCCTTGCAATCGGCTCAAATCTGGCTGGTCAATGATTTATTGAGGTGAAATGATGGCGACAGGTGCATACACAGGGAACCCAAACATCGCGAGGCAGGGCGCCAGAGCGCGTCAGATCGCCCAGGCACGCAATGTTTCAGACATTGCTGACCCGCGCACATATGGGTTCATGCAGGGCCTTCTAGGCTCTGCCCCTGACGAGTTGGGCTATAGCATATTCGATGACCCAGAGACAAGACGAGCTGCCGAGAAAGCTGCGGAAGTTGGCCTTGTTGGCGGTGGACTGCTGCAATCGATCCCGGTCCTTGGCCCAGCCTTGAAGGGTTATGGTCGCCTGGCTGCTGGTCAGGTCAACCGGGCTATGATGGGTGAAGGTGGGTTACTGGGTCCGATCACGCCGCAACCAATGTATGTTGTGCCGCCCACAAAAAAACAGATGGCAGCAGCAAAGACTGGCGCCGAAAATGTGACCCCCAAAGTCACTCCCATCACGTTTGACATCAACACGCCAGAAGGCGCCAAAGCATTCCAAAAGAAATATGGCCGTAAACCAGTCCACTTGATGACTGAAGAGGAGCGCGTTAAAGAGTTTGGACCTGCCATGGCAGAGTCGCCAGAAGTCAAATTGAGTGACTTGAGAAGTCGCAGAGAGCTGACAATTCCTGGCGGCTTGGACAGTCCGCAGCCAATGACATTGGCCGACCAGGCCAAAATCAGCGCCCAGGCCATCGATTACAACGAACTGGACCCTGCACTCGCACTCGACATTCACAAGCGCCTGGTGCAGTCTGTGGACCCCGGTGCCAACCCATCAGATCTCGAGCTGATGAACCGTCTTGGTTTTGGCATTACGTCAGGCAATGCACCGATCACAAAGAACTTGATCGAATGGGCGCAGATGCGGCCACGCAGCATGGCAGAAATGAAAGAATTTGCCAGCTATTCTCCTGTCGGGCCAAACGAGCAAATTGAAGGTGGAGCCAACTTGATGAACCGGGCCATCAATGAGGCTTACGGTATCCAGGCGTCTGGCCGTGGCGGCACTGGCGTTGCCAATACTGCAAATCGGCAATACGTCAGTGATCTTGGGAAGATGATGTTCCAAGACCCGTCATTTTTCAGAATGATGCCAAATGAGCCAGAGGCTCAATATGTTGAGCGTTTGATGAACCAGGTGCGAGGACTTGGTCCTAAAACTGGTTCTCTTGGCTTTGCCATGATTGAGCCACAAACGTCCAATATCTCAGCAATTGATCGACACATTGCAGATCTGACACGCGAGGCCGTCAAAGCCAACCCGGCAACAAAACCAATTTATGAGCAGCAAATGCTCAACGCATATAACTTGCAGGAAACAGCAAAGAATCAGCGCAAAACATATGAGGCGGCACGCCGTCTTGCTGGTGAAAATGCAGATGCAATTGAGGCTGAAAAATTTAGAGACGTTGTATCAACACCATCAGAGACAAAATTCATTGATGCCAAGACGGGTCAAATGAGATCAACAATTCCACCTCACTTAGCCAACCTGCCTTTTTATCAACCAGATAAAGCGCAAACCATTGGCCCAATGTACACAGAGGCTTTGAGCCAGATCCAGCAAGGCGGTGCAAAGCGTGGCATTGGCGGGTTCTCCAACCAATGGTATGACTGGGACTATCAGCGCTCGCGTGCTGAACCTCACGCCGCATTGAACCCGATGGCAACATCGATGCAGCGTATGACGCCGGAAGAGTACAAGTTGGTGCGCGACACGTTCTCAGAGGCTGGCGCAATGCAAACCAGAAAAGACCCAATGACTGGCCGTCTTATCCCTTTAAGCCCAACCCAAGACTATCGCCGCCTGATTTATGGCAGCGCAGATCCAGCATTGGCTGCTGGCCTGGCTGCCGGCGCTGGAGGCGCGGCAGGCTTACTGTCGATGTTTGATATGCCTGATTGATTAAGCCAGAAACACATTCCACCTTTGTCTGATGGAATGATTTCTTCTTGAATTGTAAATTTCAAGTGTTCGCCATCTTGAGTATTTGACAATGCCTTTTTGAAGATCTGCTTGCACAGTGTTTTGTTTGGCATATAAAACTCATTGACGTGGCCTTGATTGCTGTATATCTTGAGCTTATAAATCTTCACTTCACGTCTCCATAAAACGCCGCCGTCAGCGGGTCGCGTTTGATTTTCACATTACGGCCACGCTGCCGGGCCATTCTGAATGCCTTGTCATCGAGTGACTCTTTGCGCCGCCACTTGCGCACTCTGTCTGTTGAACTGACAGGTGGCTGCCGGGCAGCGTCAACCCCGATGCCGTACCTGTAAACAGCCACAGGGTTGTCGTACCCAACGATCCTGACCCACTGCTGGATATGGACCAGGTTCTCATCTCTGAGTCTTTTGACGAGCATCCTGGCCGACCTGGGCGTGCAGTGTATCGTCTCTGCGATCTCTGCCGTTGTCATGCCAATGTCAGTGATGACCTTGATCAACCGTGGCAGCCTGGTCGATTTCATTTGGCAGCGGCAATGACTTCAAGCTCAAGGTCCTTGACCCTCTCGCGCAAGAGCTGGTTCTCATGCTCCATGTCCCGGTACTTGCGCTCCATGCGCTCGCGGGTGAATGTCTCGCCATGAACGTACCCGATGAGCGTGCCATTGGTGATGGCCTTCCTGATGAGCTGCTCATACTCATGGCGGTTCAGCATGACCCCTGCCATGCCACCAGGGGCACGCATCTTGTTGACCTCAAGGTCGATCTGTTGTTGCATTGATTCGCTCATTGTTGTCTCGCCTTCAGCATTGCGTCTGCTACTGCATAAGCCACTTCTGCAAGTTTTTCTGTGCCTGCACTAAATTGAGCATTTTTTCCATTGATGACGGCATCCCATATTTGAGCGCCAGTTAATGCTTGAGCCGCAAAGTAATCGCGCAAACTCATGCCTGCATCTGATGAACTGGGGACGCAACCCAACTGGGCTGCCATATCTGGGTGTACGGGAAACGCTGGCCCACCTGTATCTTTGTTGCTCATCTTCAAACCCTCCAGACCAAGCAATCAAGTGCCACCACGATCAGGCCAACGAGGCTGATCACGCGAATGATCTTCTCAGCGGTGCTGCACTCATGGACGTGGATCTCGATGGCCGCGCCATTCTCGAGCGAGTTGGGAAAGGCCTCTGTGAAGGTCCTGGGGAACTTGCGGGTTGTTTCATTTGCCATGATTTCACTCCTTGTTGTTGATTGCGTGATCACATTACACCTCTCATTTCCCAACCGAGCAGAAAGTAATTCCAGCGGGTGGTGATGTTGCTGTTGGTGAACTTGTTGCCGTCCCAGGCGAGATCTGCTGGGGTGTAGCCCTTTGAGGCCATCAGTGCCATGAAGACTTGTTGTGCTTTCATTGGTTCTTGCTCCTTGATTTATCCTCGACACAGCGCATCAACTCCTGCGCCTCTGGAGTTGCCAAGCATTCGCAGGGGTCTGCCTCTACCAAGCAATCGTTGCGGTCTTCATCGGTCAAATTAACCCATGTGCGCTTTGGTGGGGTAGGGTAGACATCAACACGCTCGTAATGCTCAGGATGGCCTACAAATTTGTCTCCAGCTTTACCCACCAAGCCATGATGCTCTCCAATCAAAAGTAATGTCCACGCCACAGGCTCTTGCTCAATCTCTTGCCCAAGCCTTTGGACTTCACGCATGGCGTGTTCTGCCAGCACTTCTTCAAGGGCGGTGATGGCGTTATCACCATAATCTAGCGCGTCAAATGTCTGCTCCGTGTCCGTCAATAGCTCCAACGCCTCAAGCGCCATCTTCATGGCCTTTAGTTGTTGTGGTGTCATGCTTGTCCCCTTGCTCTGATGGCATCGCCCCATGTGCCGCCACCCTCTTTCAAAATGTGGTCTACCATCTTTGCACACGCCTCACGCTCTGCCTCTACCACCAGCTTGGCAAAGGCCACAAGTGCCTCAGAATAGATGCCATCAATGTATGGGCGCATACCAATCAATCCACATTCTTGTGCCATATCAATGATTTCTTTAGTCATGGTTTCCAATCCTCATACCAACCCTCGACATACGCATCATGGAATCCCCAAGCGAATAGCCAAGTCCAACTGAGTTTTTCATCGCGGGGGTAAGTAATCTTTGCCATCAGCAGGCACAACTCTTTACTTGGTGGTGGTGCTTTCATTTGTTCTTGCTCCTTGATTTGTTTCTTGCGCCAGCCGGTCACAGCGCGTTGTATCCATAATTGAAAAGCTCCACGGCCACCCGGCACAGGAACCCGAAAAAGGGCAGCATCACTGCCAGAAAAATACCAAACCTAAATGCGCTCATTTGCTTTGCTCCTTTTGCTTTTGAATTGACTCACGCAACTGCTGGCGCAACCACACAACGCCGCCCAGGCGTTTCCATTCCTGGAAATGCGCCGGGATCAGCCTGGCGCTGACCGTGACGGCAACGCTAGTGATCTCACTCTTGGGTCTGGGCATCTTCTTCATCCTCATCAGTTGGTGGTTGGTCATCAGGGTGAATGGGCCGGGTCAAGATCTGCTGCCAGCGCCATTCTTGTTCATCTATGTCTGAGTACATGGTGGGCCTTAAAGATGGGGCCGTGGCCCCGGTTGGTTTAACCTGCTTGCTGTTCAGCAAAATAACGCTGGGCCTCAGTGCCCTGATTGATGTACGCATCAGAACCATAAGCGGGATCAACTTCAAACCAGCAGGCTGCTGTCAAAGGCTTACCGGCGGCCAGGGTAGCGTTGACTTTGGCGGCCAGATCTTCAACGATTGCTTTGACTTGATCGCGCATATCTTGAAATCCTGTCTCTCCAGTTTCTTCACACTGAATCACCTCAACACCAGCGAAAGACTTGTTATGACGAAAGCGGCGACCGG